TCAGGGGCTTGTCGGGTCTTTTCTCTCAAACGATACATTTTTTCTAAAATATATTCCCTGCCATTATCGGGCAGCCGATTCCATTCGGACTCTGATAGGTTGAGTAATACCTGTACCACTTCAGGCAATTCTTCAAGCCTCTCTTTCCTGGCTACTCCTTTTTCGTGCTTTTCAAGACTATCCAGAAAAGAAAGCGTTTTGCCCTGCTCTTCCTCTGTTTGCTTATGAAAGTTGGCTACCAAATCCGTTACGTTGATAGTCTTATCTTCAATTCGTTGCTCCTCTTCGGTTAGCATATAAACTATTTCTTTCAATCCTTCCTCACCTCCCTATTCTTCACCGATTCCTTGATCTCCAACTGGCCGGTCAAGGCCGATTTTTTCTCTACGATAAACTCCATCAACCAAATCTTCTTTGCGTGAAAGCAAATCAAAGCTACCTATATCCGGCGACTCATATTGACTTACCCTCTGATGTCCTCTTTCAGCCCCTAAAATAACCTTGAATCCCTGGCCAGAATCAGCAGGGCTTTCGACTGTGGCCTGACAAGACATAGCCAGACTTATAATTAAATCAATTCGGTGACTGGATTTCTTCTTGACGATTCGCCAGCCTCTTTGACCTTCTTTTGCGGTAGCTTTCTGTGCGTGGCTTCTAAACTCCTTATCAGCATATAAAACCAGGTTACCGTCTTTGATCAAGTCATATAAATTCTGACTCATAGAGGTCAATCTATCGGTTGTCTGAGGATATTCCACCATTCTCAAGCCCTCATTCCTCAAAGCCTGGGAGCTTCTATGAAACTGGTAAGGGTCGTAGCGTGCCTCTCTGATATTATAATTACTTTTCAGTTCCTTGATATAATCTTCTACCGCTTCTAAGTCTATCGGTTGTTTCCTGGTAGGATTCCAGCACCGATAAAAAGCCAGGTATAATTGCGCTCTTTCCCGGTAAGTTCCTACAACTGCGCAGGAATCGTGTGTAATCCCTATGTCAATCCCTAAATAGATATTTTTCGACCTGTCACCGGGCAATAGTGAGTGATGTTCTTTGTGAATGCAACCATCCCAGTCCTGAATGTCAATAAAACTGCTCTCAGAGCTTACCCAAAGATTTTCGTGAAGGCGCAAAAATGTATTTTGTCTCATACCGGGCTTGTTGCGCTGATTCCTGAGATATTTCTTCGTCACCCAGGAGGCTGGGTTGGAATTTGTCCAGTAGAAGAAATAATCCTTACTTTTGCCCTTCATTCCTCTTTCGTAGAGGTCCCACAATAACCCCTCTTCTTCAAATCCAGCATAACTAACTATCAAGGTTAAGGGCTGCTTCCGGGCCGGTGATTCGGTTAGCTCATCATAGAATTTATAGCTTGTTTCCCTATCGTAAGCCCATAATTCGTCGAAGATCGTCAATGAGGGATTACTACCGCTGGCTGTCCGGTAATTTGGAGCTATGATCCTGGCAACTGTGCCTGTTTTCTTGATTCGGATAAAATCGTCAGTAATTTCAGCCTCTCGATAAAGATAGGGATTCATTAAGAGAGATTTCTTCAATTTATCGAACACAATCCAGCTAGATTGATCCCGGCTGTTACTGGTTATAATAATCTCTCCAAAATCTTCACCCTGGAAGAGTTCAAAATTTGCGCACATACTGGCCATTGTGGATTTTGAGTTTTTTTTTGGCGTCGAAATGACTGCAAGTCTGTATTGACGCAAGCCTTCCGGGGTCAATGTATAAAATAAGGGCTTAAATATATCTTTCTTCTGCCAGGATTCCAGAACAACCGGGGCTTGAGTCTCAGGAATATAGTATTGATCCTCAAGATACCGGATAATATCGTTCTTATAGGCAGGAGAGAAGGGATCGAGCTTCGGAGAGGCTTCTTTTGTCTTAATAGCCCCTTTTCTTCTACCCAGGTTAAGATTATCTAGCTGCTTTTGCCTGGCTTCTACACTCTTACCTAGAAATTTTTCTGCTTTTATATAAGGCATTTATTTTCCTTTATTTTTCTCCTTTCGATATAAACTATACCTCTGCTAAAAACTATCGCTAAAATGACCTTATTTTGCGTCCTGGGGGTAAATTTACCTCTTCCCTGCACCCGTTAGGGCATTGTAATTTTATAATATCAACCTTTTCGTTGTTTTTAAGTTGCGGGGACCAGATAAGTCCACAATCAACGCATTGAACAAGGCAATTTTTCTGATCATAGTATTCTATCACTTTATTACTCATTTTTGTAGCTCCGTAGCATTGTAAGCCCACGTATCAGTATTGCTAAGAGGCCGGGGACTCAAAGGAATCCGGGGCCTGGCCTACCCTAACTATCAAAGACAAACGCTATTCTCTACCTTCTCTATTTCTGTTGCAAAAATTCCAATGTATCTTCTGGTGATTGCAGGTGAAGGTGGCCTGGCCTGGTATAGCTTATCTTACTTTCTATAATCAGGATGATGTCTTTCAAACTCTTGTCTTTGCTTCTTAGTTCTTATTGCTGTATATATTTGCGTGCTCGCTAGACTCTTGTGACCTAAGAACGCTTGAATCCTTCTAATGTCCATTCCACTATCAAGAAAGTGTGTTGCTATACTATGTCTTAGCTGATGAGGCGTGACCTTCCTCACAATCCCTGCTCTCCTACCATAATCCTCTATCCTTCTCTGAACGTCTCTTGTCTGAATCCGGTCACCAGTTCGGTTGAGGAATAAGGCTTCGCTGTTGCGACCCTTCCAAAACTTTCTAGCCTTGAGATATTTATTAAGTGTCTTGATTGCTTCGTTAGTTAAGTCTGCTTCTCTCTCATCACCACCCTTGCCTAATACCTTGACTATACTTCGCCTCATATCAATATCCTGTAAGTCTATGTTCACCAGTTCAGATATTCTTATTCCAGAGGAATATAATACTGCTAAAATTCCCTGATCCCTAACAGAATTAAATACTCTATTCCTAAGTCTCTTGATCCATTGAGAATTTGCCCTCTTTGCCTCTCTAAGTTTTCTCCTGGCAATAGCCTCACCTTGAACAGGGATCTCTTTGAGGTTGGTAATTTCTTCCTCACTCAAAAACTTAGGCAGCTTTCTCTTTGCTTTCTTTCTTGTCTCAGTCATAGTCTTTTTCTCCTGTATATATTTTCTCTAACTATAACTAAGTATATCACAGAGGAATCCTTTGTCAAGTCTTTTGTCATATTTTAGTAGGAATATGATACTATTCTAGTCTCTTCTCTGAAAAAAACTGGCTATATAAGGCTTTGAGAAATCAACCTACCATAGCCTTTTATCACTTTACCCTTAGAAAGTTCAATTTTACCTGTTTTTCAAAAGCTCCCACTAAAATAATTGAGATCTCCTGTTCAAAAAAAATTGATTTACATACCTGTTTCTTTGGATCATCCTCAGTATATTGACATAGTTATATATCAATTTCTTACCTCAAAGAACAAAAACATTCCGTCACCTGGTTATTAATCTCCTATCTTCCTTCCCTTCCCGGCATACCGGCCCCTTTCTGTTTGCGGGTAATAGGCGGTAGAGGGCTTTGCCAACTCTACTTCATTTCCTATTCCTGCTGCCAAAAGAGAGGCGGGGGGTTAATTATTTTTCTTGTCTAATTTCTCTTGATCTATCTTCTTAAATAATTTCTCTAATTCCTTAACTTTATCTTCTGGAGGAAGTTTGCTTAGTCTTTCGACCTCTTGGGTATGTTTCTTTTGTTCTTCTAGTTGTTCTTCTAGTTTTTTTTTCTCTTTACTCCAATCTCTATGTTTACTTTCTGCCTCCAGGCCCAAATAATATCCGATTTCTGCTGCATGAATAACATTCCCCGCCTCTTCACTCCAACATAGGGGTTGGATTATAGTGGAAATATCCCCTTCCTTACTCTCTCTGAGTATATCTAATACTACTACCGGATACCTTTGCAGATTCCCTTCATCATACAATACCGCTTCCAGTTTGATACCTGGAGTCACTACGCCTATAGTTGTATGTTTAATCATCTCACTCTCCTTCTTCTTCTTTTTCTACCCTCTCTATTTTGACTGCCTCCAGCCCTTTTTCAGCTTTCACAATGTCAAAAACTACTTCATTGCCTTCCTCGAGGTCACCTTCCTGCAGGACATTACTACCGTGGAAGAAAAGCTCTTTTTCTTCACCTTCTCTAGTTATGAATCCAAAATAACGGTGCTTCGCAAAAAATTTCACTGTGCCTATTATCCTTTCCTCTGTTACTACTACTTCACTCATTCTTGTTTTAATTCACCACCTTTTTTAATCTTCGCTTCTCGGCGTAAATTTTTTAGTTCCCTAATTCCTTCATTTTCTTACCTCTTCAACCTAGAAAATAAAACCCCTTTATTATTACTTACATATATTAGTTATGCGTCCCATTTTTGAACAGTAAGCTGGTTCACTTTTGAACCGTTATTGCAGTTTTGTTAGTAGGGTACTGAATTCTAGCCGGTTCAGTTTTTCTTCTATCAAACCTTTGTATCAAAGAGCTATTAACGTTCTTCGCTCATTACAGTACATTATTGAACCGTTATTGCTAATATGTCAATGCTGTTCAATATCCTGGCTGTTTAAGGGTCTAGGAATAGGTATAATTCGAGTCACCTCAGAAGCCCTCACTTTTGATCCCCTTACTCTTGGCCTTCCTGGTATAAATTTTATTAGTCCAAATTTTTTCAGCACTTGTAATTTATCCCCTATTGTACGTCTGCTTACCCTGGACTCTTCATATAGTTCGATATAGGTGACAAAAAGCCTTGATCCGGGCTGCCAGCCTCTTTTAATTTCGATTGCACGCAAGGCTCTGTAAAGGCACTCTTCGGTTCTTCTTAATCTCTTCGGCCAGCCGTAGCGGTAAAAGTCATTCTCTTCCCAATCCTTCTTATTTTTATCCGGTGATTTCTTCCACCAGAAACAGTCTTTGTGATCTTCAAATAAGCAAAAACCTCTATCTTCCAGGGAAGGACAGTCATATTTATATTCTTTGATCCTGAGACTTTTCAGGATACTGTTGATTTTACTTTGCCTGATGTATAGGCTGTCCAGTATCTTCTCAATTCTCTTTGGCTCTTTGCCTACCCGGCGCAACTCACAAGCTAAAATAAAAGGCTGATCCCCTCTGAGTTTTTCCTTATTGCCAATGAGTAACATTAAGCAGGCTTTTACCGTTTCCGGGAGCTTCCACTTAATTCGGATTCTTTCGTATTCCTGATATATTTCTAGCTCATCCATAGCCTGTCCTCTGAAGGCTGGCAAGAGCAGGCAGGACAGGCTAAGCCCACCCTCACCAGCTATTATTATTTCAATAAAAAAAGGAAGCATAACCAATACTAGGAACTATTGGCCCGCTTCCCTTGCATAATATTTTTAGATAATATATAATTATGTTTGTGTGTGTTTTTGTTTGCCTTCGGGGTCCCACCCGAGGGCTGCCATATTTTAATTATTTTCATTTTTCTTAAACACCATTTTTTGCCTTCCTGTTTTTTTTTATATGCCAAGCGTCAAGCGTATTAATTTCCTCATCAAAATCTAATTGTCTATTTACATTATACACTTTTATTTTGAACCTGACAACTAATAACCTTATTTATTATTCACTAACCGTTTATTCTTTGTCAATCCTTTTCTGCAAGCATACGTTTTACACGTATTTGAACAATAGATGTTGTCTGATCTGCCTTGAGGAAAAGGATTCCCGCAGTATGCGCACTCTTTATATTTTAATGTTTTGAAAAATTCATTAAGTAAAGGGTATCCGATTTTATATTTGTTCGCGTGCCAAAACTCATTCCACTTTTCTTCCTGGTTCGTCAAAAGCGCGTACATCCTGGCCCGGTCCATAAAATTATAAAGTTCTTTATTTTCCTGCCATAGAATTTTAACCTGGCTTCTAAGTCTTTTAAGGTCATTTATCTGAAAGTAACTTATAGGCTGGTTCACCGTCAGGTCCATTTTCATTTTGGCCCGCTCGGCCATTGTCAAAGTTTTTTCTGTCATGTAATTCTCCTTATATTTTTATATTGTAACACCTATATTTTTTTTGTCAAGTATAGGTGTAAAATTTTTTTGAATTTCTGAGTCTGGTTATTTTTCCTCACTTATCTCTTGCCAGTTTGCTGGCTTGCTGGCAATTAATGTTGATCAAAGTATTCTGAAAATATTTTTCTTACTAATTGAGATATTTCTTTATCTTGTTGTGCTGCAAGTATTTTTATTTTCTTAACCATTTCCGGATATAGATAATAGGTAACTTTCTTATACTCTGCCAGTTTGTTGGCTTGCTGTATTGTTGGCTTGCTGGTAGATTTAATAAGGCCATCTGAATCTTCTGCTACTTTTTTTTCTACTTTGCTTGATTCCGGACGCTGCTTAGTGTAGAGAGAAGGGTCCCTTTTCCTGAGCCTGGCCTTGAGTCCCTTCACTCCACCTGGTGAGAGGTCAAATTTTTCCTCTAGCTCTTTGTTTGATAAACATTCTTCCTTCCATGCTATGGCAAATGCTTTATTTCTTTCTACCTTTTCGTCTGGCATTTTCAATCCTTTTTTGGCTGGCATAGCGGCAAGTAGTAACTACGTTTGTTTATTACTCACCGCTACCAGGAATTGGTAACGAGTCTGGGTGCAAATCGAAACCTAAACTGTCTTCAGTAGCATTATCACCTACGCTGGGCTAATTTTCAGATAATTCTCAATCCTTGCTACACTCTTTTTGAGGTCTTCTGTCTCCTCTTCTAGCCGTTTTACCGCCCTTTCACACTCTTCAGGGTCTCTTCTACCTATATCTTTTTTCCTATAGGCTTTTATGAATATTTCATCCTCTTTGATCTGTGTCTTAAATTCTTCTACTAATTCCTTAAATATTTTTTTCCCTTCCTTAGCTTCTTCAAAAAGATCCTTATGTTCTCTCATATTCTTCTCCTTTCTCTAAATCTCTCTACCCCACAACTGGCTTAAGAAAATTAGTTTGATATAGCCCTTTTAATTTTATAAATGGTCTATAACCCTCATATCCTCGTCAAACACACTAAAATAGCCTATATGAGCGTCTTTTTTTCAAATTTTTCCTGTAGTATGCAAATAGTCATAAGTGATAAAAGAAATACAGCCTATTAACAAAATTACTATTGCTACTATCATAATGTTCTCCTTATTTTGCAGCGAGCAGCGGGCATAGTGGGCAGGTCTACGCCCGCCAGACGCTATTCAATTAGGTGTTGCAACTTTTACCAGGCTTGATGAACTTGTCTCTTCCCAAAGCCTGGATGGTCTGTTGCCCCCTACGCACGATGAGTGAGAAGAGATAATAATAGCAGTAGTGGTTGATCCACTACAGGGCAAAGTCGAGCTTCTGCCGGTCAATCCCTCAAAGAGGAGAAAGAAGGACTACCGGTAGAGGATCTCTCCCCTACCGGTGCAATCGAAACTTTTAGAAATAACTTTATCAGGATCGAAAGGAGAAGATCCTGGCAAAGAGGGAAATATGGCTGCCCGATTTCGTAATATCGGGCTATTTTCAAAATGATAATAATTTTCAAGTTCTCGGGTTCGTTCCAGCCGATTGTAACCGGTACAAATATTTCTGGTTCAATATTTTGCACTCAAACCAAGCATCAGTCCCGATTCCTTTTGTCTCTCCGTAGTCAATGTTGCCTTTTTCTAACCAGCTCCACCGCTGCTCCCACCCAATACCCAGGCTTCTAGCTCCCAGAGCATACCCGCTGTAAACCATAGTCCCTGGGCTACCGCCGCTATCTTGACTGTGACAGAGGTTGCTTGTGAATATCACAAAGTTAGAATAACTTCCCACAAACCCCTCTATATCAAAAGTTTTTCCTACACTTGAGGCTGCGACTGAGGACATAAAAACTGGATCCATAGACAAATCATACCACTGCCTCGGATGCATTATCAGCGCAAACTTGCCATTCAATTCCTGAATCCCCTTAGCACCTGAATCCAGCAGGCAAATATACAATCTCAGAAGGTCTGCAGCCTGAATGGAATCCGTAGCTGTTATCATTGACTTGCTTGTGGCTGTGCCTGCGAACAGGGTATTTTCTGCTGAACAGAGGTCACAAGAGGCAATCAGTCTTTTCTCCACCGCTTCAGCAGCCCAGGAGGCCAAAAGATCTTTGACCTCAACTCGAAGATCGAAAGAGACGCTGTGACCGACCTTAGAACGCCATTTGACAGCGTTCCCAACCCTTGTTGGCACGAAAGGCACCTGAGAAATATCAAGATTTTCCTCATTTCCGACTAAAGTGTGCGTTGTTCCCAGGCTTCCGTCATTACTGAGGGCTGCTGCCTTCGATATATGCAGCGTGTCTCCTGAATGTCTTTTAGTCAGTTCAGTCTTTTCGATAATTCCTGAACGTGGCTTAGTTCCTATCAAAGCAGACATCCACAAGTCAGCCGCAAATTCCGTTTCTAATTGAAAACTCCAAAGCTTCGGAATTGCTGCTGCTAAACTTCCTTCATCTTCAGCACCATCAGGTTGTCTTACTCCCAAATCAATTTTTGAAAAGTATTGATTAAAAAACTTTTCGTCTAATTTTACTTCACTCATTTTGTTTCTCACCTCCTTTGTGAGAGGTAAGAAATTTCAATCCAGTTATCACTTAGAACGTCAATCGGGTTCTATTTTCGTAATGGACTATGAATCGTATTTCCTACCAAATTTTGAAAGAACGATAAATATTACTAACTTACTGATTCTAAAACTGCTTCTTTTTTTTCTTCTGAAAGTTTAGAAAAGCCCTCAACCTCAGGGGCTTGTCGGGTCTTTTCTCTCAAACGATACATTTTTTCTAAAATATATTCCCTGCCATTATCGGGCAGCCGATTCCATTCGGACTCTGATAGGTTGAGTAATACCTGTACCACTTCAGGCA